AACGGCGGCTGGGCGCTCGCGGTGGCGGGGGTATTGGTCAACCCGACGGCGGTCCCGGTGGCGACCACGGCCGTCAGGATCAGTTTCCGCATCATGGCTCGGCTCCTCTCGGGTGTCTCGTCTCGTCCGTCCCTCACGCCGGAAGAACGACCCCACCCGGCCGACTTGCGTCGACCCTTCGCTCACCTCATCCGGGCTTCACTTCTGCAGCGGCCTGGGCTTCGCGCACACCGGTCCGACCGGCTTCTCCCCGCAGGTGCAATGGGTCTGGCAAAGCAGGCACGAACGGCGGACGGCGAGGTCCGTTGCGAGCGAAGCCTCTTGCCCGAGCGGTGCCGATAGGCCATCCTCGGCCCGTGACCCCGCTCCTCTACGTCTTCGCCTTCTGCTATGCCATCGACGGCGACACCCTCCGGTGCGGCGACGCGCGCGTGCGGCTCGCGAGGATCGACACGCCGGAGAAGCGCGAGGCAGGCTTCCGCGAGGCGAAGGACGCGATGCGGTTGCTGATCGAGGGAAAGGAAGTCCGCTGCGTCGTGCGGAGGCGCGAGAAGTACGGCAGGCTGCTGGGCGAGTGTTCCACCGCCGGTACGCCCTCGCTGAGTGACGCGATGCTGACGAACGGACTGGCGAAGCCGTACCTCGGGAAACGCTGATCCCAGAAACGCAAAAAGGCCCCACGGGAGCCGAAGCTCGCCGGGGGGCTGCAGGTCGGTGGCGGCTACTTCTTCTCGCGCTTGAGCACGAACGCCCGGACGCCCTCGGGCGGGTCGTCGTACCGGGTCGGCCGGTCCTTGTCCGTCGGCCCGACCACCGCCTTCAGGGTGTCGCCGTCGATCGCGTAGATGCCGTGCCACTTCTTCCCCTTGTCCATCCCGGCGGTGGCCGTCACCGCGATGTGCTTCGGGGTCTTCGACCCGTCGACGGCGAACGTGCCCTCCTCGACGACCTTGTCCCCGGCCTTGATGCGGTACTTGTCGCCGTCGAACACGACGGTCGGGGCGGTCACGGGTTCCTTGTCCTTCGCGTCGCCCTTCTTCGTGTGGACGATGGTCCAGGTGCCCTGAAACGCCTTGCGGGCGTCGGCCTGGTCGTCGGCGAGCGCGGCGCCGACGGGCAGAAGCATGGCAACCAGCACGGGCCTCATTGCGGACTCCGGGTCGGGTTTTGCCCCCTGACGAGGGCAGGAAAGGGACCGGGCGTGCGTGCGGGTTGCAAAGCCTATACCGGCGTAGCTGGGCGAACGCTGACCGGTGGTGGACATCAAGCGGCAGCACACGGGGGTAGAAACGCAAAAAAGCCCCAGACGCCGAAGCGCCTGGGGCTGGTCTGCTATTTGAATGCTCTCGTCCTGCCTTTCCGCCGTCGCCGTCGCCTCGCCGTATGATCGGGGTTCAAGGGCCGCACCCGGCGTCGCGCCGGGTACAATGCGGCCCGGCCCCGGTCAGGAGGCGGGGCAGAGGCGTAAGGCGGATGGCTGTCTGTCCTCCCCCCACCCCCGCTTGAACCGGAGCTGAGCCGGTGATCGGGGTTCGCCCTACAGGCTGGGTCCGCTGTCTTTCCGCTGCTCGAACCGCACGCCGTCCAGCCAGTCGGCCTTCTGGCATCCGGCCAGCACGAGCAGCACCAGCAGCCACTTCACCGGCCAATCGCCTGCGCGCCGAGCAGGATCAGCGTCGTGGAGACCAGTGCCCCGAGGGTGACGGCACACACGCCGGCGAACGGCGGCTCGTGCAGCCGCATGGCCTCCCCCTGATCGTGCCGCAGCTCGCGGCTGGCCAGTCCTCCGACTGCAGGGCCGATCATTTCGCCCAGTCGCTCAGGGCCTGGTGCCGTGCGGCACACTCCCGGTACAGCCCGATGAGCTCGATGTCCGCCCGCAGCAGGTCGCCGAGGGTGGCGGGTTCGGGCAGGTCAGGGACGGGGGCGCACGCCTGCGTCAGGTTGGCCGGGGGTGCCGGTAGCAGCCTCGCGACGGAGGAGCACCCCGCCAGGAGGAAGAAGGCAAGCATACTCAGGGCGGTTCGTTTCATGGGCGAGCTTCCGGTTGAGTTGGCGGGTCGTTTCGCGGATGGCGTAGAGGTTGGCTTCGAGCTGTTCGGACTTGGTCGCGGCATCCTGCTCCGCTTTCACGCGGCCGTCAATCTGCTCCTGCAACGCCGTTGCCTGCCGGGCTTCCAGCCGCCAGCCGTTGACGAGCCAGCCCGCGGCGAACGCAGCGAGGGCGGCGGCCAGGAGGAGGTAGGGCTTAAGCGTCGGGAGCATTGCGGGTGAGCCACTTCTCGGCGAGCCGGTACGCCCGGCCCCGCCACGACGGGAATGCGACGAACACGAAGGCGAGGAGGAGCATCCAGGACGGGTTGCCGTTGTACGCGGTGAGGAGGACGGCCACGCCGGTGACGGTGCAGGCGAACAGGTAGGCCCTGGACCGGCGGCGGGTCATGCGAAGTCCTTTCCGGCGACGACCTCGGGCTTCAAAAACAGGGTTCTCTCGGCCTTCCGGCGCTTGGTCAGCCCGGGGAGCACTTCACCACCGGCCTTGTTCCAGATCAGCAGCCTGTCCGCGAACTCCAGGTAGTGGCCGCGGTTGAGCAGGTCCTGGGACGTGGTGGCGCGGAACTTGGTGGGGCCGATGTTGAACAGGAAGGCGACGAGGGCCGAGAACTGGTTGCCGGTGAGCGGGACGGTGACGAGCCGGGGGATGTGGGCTTCGACCTCGGCCACGTCCTGGAGGAGCAATCGCTCCGCGATCTCCTCGGTGATCGCGCCGTTGAACCGGGTGACGCCCTTCGTATGGCCAAAACCGATCGTGTACACGCCCGCCGGGCAACGGTACGGCTTCAGCTTCAGCCCTTCAAATTCGCGGATCAGTTGCAATCCGGCTTCGTTGCATCGCATGTGCCCTCTCAGTGTTTGATGTAGGTCAACAGCCAGTAGACGAAGCCGATGATCCCGCCCGCGCAGGCCGTTCCGGCGCTGGCGATGAGCATGGCGGCCCAGAGCGCCCCGCGGCTGCGGTTCATGATCTCGATGACTTCTTCGAGCCGATCAGTCAGTCTGCCCATCTGCTCGGTGAGGTGTTTGATCTCGGTCTTCAGCACGGCGATCTCGACCTCCGCGCGCTCGGTTCCTGGCATGTGTGGTCCTTTCGTTAGCCGATTCGGATGGCGGTGATAGTGGAGTCCTTGGAATTGCCGCTCACGTTGAACTTGATGACCCCGGATGTCGAGGACGAGTCGCGGACGGAGATGCGAAGGTTGCCCGCGGGCGCCGTGATGAAGCCGGAGAGGCTGAGGCAAACGGGGACGCTGGTCCCGGTGGAGAGGACCTGGGTGCTGGCGATGACGGTGGTGCCATCCCACAGTTTGGCGAGCAGGTTCGCGCCGCCCGCCGTGTCGAGGACGGTGACGGTGCCGGAGGCGAACCATGTGCCCGTTGTGCCCTGGGCGACGGACGGCCCGTCGAAGTAGTTGGACGTGTTGTTGAGGTTGACGTCCGCCCCTAGGGAGTTGGTGATCGGGCCGAGGTCATGTCGGAACACGTTGTTGGTGCTGTCCACGTACCCGATCAGGATGTCGTCGGTGCCGTCGTACATAAACAGGCTCCAGACGGTGGAGCTGGGGGTGTTGTCGTCGAGCCAGAGTTGCCCGGCATAGGGAGTAGCCGGTCGGCCCGTCCCCTTACTGGTGCTGGCCAGGGCCTGCAGGGCGTCGTTCAGGTCCGACCGGGTGGCCGGGAAGCTCTGGTTCGCAATGCTCATGTCGTGTTGGGACATTCAACCTCCTTGTGATTCATTAATAACCGTTCGCGCTCCATGAAACGTCGCGGGCGACGAACGACCCGCCCGAGTCCTTGACGCCGATCTCGAAGTCGTCCTCGGTGACGTTCTGGACGATCTCCTGGTCCCCGACGCTCGCCCCCTGGATGGTCACGCCGATGTCCGGCTCGATCACGAAGTCGCGGGCGAAGGTGACGGTCGTGACGCCTGACGCGCTGGTGGTCAGGGTGTTGCTGTCGGTCACGTCGGGCATGTCCACGGTCACTTCCAGCTCGGAGATGCGGACGTTCAGCGAGAGCGGCGCGAACTGGTTGATGATCTCGACCTGGAACCGGTAGCTCCGGCAGGTGTAGTCGCCGACGAAGAACCGACGGTACGGGGTCCACGACACGTTGTCGTCGGTGGTGCTGACGGTGAGGATCACGTCCACCCCGGTCACGTCCTCGCCGTCGAACCGGCCCGGGTGGTCGTCGAAGTCGCCGTCCCCCTGGTCGAACGTGTTGGCGGCGTCGTAGACCTCGGCCGCGATGTGGGCGGTGACCCGGGAGGTGGTGACCTTCCCGAGGTCCGGACCGTCGAAGAAGTACTGCCCGATCCGGAAGAACCCCTCCTGGCCGAAGTCGAAGAACCCCTCGGCGTCGTCGAAGTTACCCGTGCCGGAGTCGAACGTTTCCAGGCTCTCCAGCTGCAGGGCGCCGTCTACGACGGTCATCAGGTACGGGGTGCCGGGGAAGCTCGGGTGCTCGGTGGTCGTGGCGACGCGGTTCATCTTCACCACGTCGGCTACCGTGCTCTTGATCGTCGCGGCGGTCGTGCTCTCGTTCCCCGACGAATCCACCGCCTTGGCCATGTAGGTGCCGTTGAGGAGCGGGACGACGGCCTGGGTGGCGACGCCCGGGAGGGCGGGGCCGATGTCCACCGCCGCCGACCAATTCGGTGACACGAGGTCGGGTGTCCAGCGGACGCGGACCTTACCGCCGATCCGCACGTCGAGGTCTTGCGACTGGTCCCAGCTCAGGTGGGCGTTGCTGCTGATGGCGTTCAGGCTGAAGTTCTCCAGCGCGGCGGGTGGTGCCGTCAGCCCGAGGATCTCCGTCGTGTTCGAGGCGTAGGCAGACGACACGCCGAGGGTGTTGAGTGCCTTGACCCGGAACGTGTGCGTTCCCTGTTCGAGGTCGAACACCTCCATCGTGGTGGCCACGGTCCGGCCGACCACGGTGTAGCTGGCGTCGGCGGCGAGCTTGCGTTCCAACTGGTACTCGCGGACGAAGGCGTCCGGGCTGGGCGGCCAGGTGACGGTGGCCTTGCTCCGGGCAGCGCTGCCGTCGAGCGGCGCGTACAGGCTCTCGGTGACGACGGGCGAGCCGGGCGGCTGGACGAGGAGCGGGTTCGGCAGGTTGGTGTCGGGGGCGGGGTCGATGACCGTCGCCTCCCCGCTGTTCCAGTCGTAGCTCTCGCTCGACTCCTCCTGCATGACCAGCGCGATCGGCCCGGTGCCGGTGGTGCTGACCTTGAGGATGCGGAACACCTTGTCGGCCCACCCGAACTGCGGGTCGGTGAAGGTGACGGTGTCGTAGACGGCGTACTTCAAGGCCGAGTGGTTGACGGCCAGCTCGACCTTGATCCCCTGGCGGGCCTTTTCGAGCAGCACCTTGGCGATCCGCTGGCACGCCTGCGAGTGGGTGGTGAACGGCAGGTCGACGTCCCGGTAGATGCGCTCCCCGCCGTCCTGGGCCTCGTAGGTGGCGTTGGTGATGAACGGGAAGTCGGTCGGCTGCCAGTCGCGGTCGGGGTCGACGAACGTGCCCTTCACCGCGTTGAACAGCTCCTTGCGGGGCGTGCGGAGTTCGGCCCGGACGGGACCGGCGAGCATGTCGAGGGTGATGGCCCCGGCGGGCGCGTCGTAGACGCCGGCGTGGGCGCGGAACTTCCCCTGGACGTAGGTGACGGCCCCGGCCATCGCGCTGACCAGGGCGGCCAGGTTGTCGAGCGGCGCGACGGCGGTGTCGACCACGCCGTTGCAGGTATACCGGTCCTGGAGTTCGCCCCCGGAGAGGGTCACGTCCTCGTCGCAGGCGTTGGCGGCGGCGGTGAAGTAGTCGTCGTTGATCTCGTCGGCGTCGCACGCGAACCCGTAGTCGCCGGTCAGGTAGTCGCGGACGGCGAGGGCGGTGTTGGTGCCGTAGGTGGTGAGCCCGGTGCGGGGGTCGTACAGCTTCTTGCCCTGCAGGACGGCGGAGATGTTGGGGATGCCCTGGGGGAAGGTGTCCTGGTCCCACTGGAACCGGGCGTAGACGTAGGCGACGCCCCGCAGCCGGTGCGCGGCGGTGA